GCGCTAACTCGTATTCCTATAGTACTAAGTTTTCAAATCTTGGTACTATGCTTTTCCGTTCTTTGGGTAAGTCCTATTCACCTAATTCATTGGTGGTAGATTTATCTAGAAGAACTTATAAAGGACAAAAAAGCACAAGGAAAGTTCCTGTTGCAATCGGTTCTTTGACGTCTGATCCAGCCTATTATAAATTTTCTTATAAGGGCCCAGTTGCACGTGCAACGGTCCTTTCTGAAAAGGCGGGTAAAACCCGTATTATAGTAGGTTACGACGGACTAATCAATAGTACCGACTTGTATGAACGTTCAAGGACAATGCTCAGTAGGATAAAACAGGACGTTTCTGATAATCAGATCTCCGGTCATGCTTATATGGCTACGGTTTTAAGCCGCGTTGTTAATAAACACCCGATTAATACGTTACCTTATATCCTGTCGGCAGATCTGAAAGCGTTCTCGGATAGTTTGTATCCAATTGCTTACATGCCAATCCTTGAGCTTCTTGGCGCTGAGGACTTCTATAGGGTCATCTCATCCGAAATTGTTGTGGGCGATCGTTCGATCCACCCAACTAGGATGCTGATGGGTCTAAAGGGGACCTTTGAGGTATCATCCCTTGCTCACCATGCTATGGTACAACCGATTTCACGTGACTATGTCATGTGCGGCGATGACCTTTTCATGGTAGGTAGTGATGATGTTACCTACACACTCGCCAATTACAAACGGCAAATCGATGGTAGTGGTCTAACTCTTAACGAGTCTAAGACAATTACTTCTCAAACTGTCGGTGTATTTTGTGGGAGAGCGTGTTGGTTAGGTGAGATTTTATCAATCCCATCTATTCCAACTTTTACCCTATATGAAACTTCAATGCCTGCCTATGATCTAGTTAGATCGTGTGGTGACGTCGTAACAAACGTCCTGCAATCTACACTATCTCGTATTATTAAATCACGAGTGATAGGCACCATATTGAGATTCTTCGGTTGTCTGAAAGTCTTCCGTGGGCGCCCGCTACCTAAGTCGCTACCAGTTAAACTGGGCGGTATTGGTTCAAGCACACGCTTAGGAGGTCTTCTACAGATCCTCGAGAAGAAGTGGATAAGGTATTATGCACGTGTTCCAAGAATAAAAACATCACCTGATGTATTTGTTCAAAAGAACACGATCTTAATACGGGATGAACCTCTAACTCTAAGGTACGATTTTTCGAACCTTAGTCTTACGAGCGTTGGACAGTTGTACGGTTTAATCAATCGTGCTTCTGGTTCCTTTAGTAACCTCCTATTAAGTGGGAACTATAGTATCTCGGTAAAACAAGTAAAGACTGCAAAAAGTCTCCGTATGATTGATACTGTATTTGATTTGTTAGAGTATTACTACTTTGACAAACAAATAGAGTGCTCTGACCATTAAGGACTGATTATCTTTAC